GCCCGGCGATCGGACTGGGAGCGAATCAGCACGCCCGCCATCCCCCGTTTTCGGTTACTCGACGACTTTTGCTTGGCTGCCGGAGAACATCTTCGGCCGCGCGGCCTCGCGCGCCGCGGCGACTTGCGCCACGGCCTCGTGCCGGCGCGCGGCGTGGTCGACGGCGGCCTCGTGTCGGCGCGTGACGTGGTCGACGACGGCTTCACGGTGACGTGCACGCTCGTCAGCCTGCGCTTTCGCGCGCTCCGCCCGGGCGCGCACGGCCTCGGAGGCGACCGCGCCAGCCGTCTTGATCGCCTCGGTCTTCACCTTGGCGTCAGCCGACTGTCCGGCCTGGATGTGCGCGATGCGCTCGTTCGATTGGACGTCTTCGAGGTTGATGGCGCGGTCCACCAGCGCAAGGCGCCGGTCGAGCACGCGCTCCTGGTTCTCGCCGGCCGCGTAGATGCCCTTCGTCGCGAGTTCGACCTGCTTGAACTGGGGCTCCAGCTGTTCGTTCTGCGCCTTCGCGTTCTGCAGATTCGCGCGGCTGTTCAGCTCGCCGATCTTGGCCTGGGTCTCGGCAATCGCCAACTTGAGCTGGACCTGCATCAACTGTTGCTGCAGAGGGTCGATGGCTTGTTGGGTCTGCGCGTTCTCCATCTTGGCCGCGTTGCCGATGGATTCCTCGATCATTTGCATGATGTCGGCACGCTTGGTGAGGCCGGTATTCGCGACCACGCCCATCAGAAGCAGCTTGTACTCCTTGCTGGTCGGGTCCATGGTCTGCATCAGCGACACCAGCTGCTGCGACTCGTACTCGCGCTGCAAAATGCCCATGGTGGACGCGGTATTGAACGTCCAGTTGAGCGGCTTGTAGCGCGTCGGCGAAAACTGCATGTTCCGCCACATGATCTTGCGCAGCGCGGGCACGTAGAACTTCTCGATGAAGTTCATCAGCGTCCGCTTGTGGCGCTTGACGATTCCGGACAGCATCATCGACACGGCGCCGGGGCGCGCGTCTCCGCCGGCGCGCTGCGCTAGCGAAATCACGTCCAAGGAGCCGGTCGCGCGCTGAACCATCTGGTCCAGCTGTTGGGAGTGCGTGAACGTGCTCTGGTCGAGCTGTCCGAAGTGCAGCGGGCTGAGAATGTTCTTCGGATCGCCGTTGGTCAGGATGGATTTGCCCGGTTTCACAGTCAGCTGGAAGCCGCGCGGCAGTTTCGACGCGTCCATCGCCATCATCGGGGCGGAAACGAACGCCAGGGCGTCCAATCGGGCGCGCAGCTCGGCGTCGAGCACGCGCTGGGGCACTTGGCCTTTCTCGCACACTCCCCGGCCCCAAAAACGGCCCGGAACGATGTCCCAGGGGAAGGCTACGACGGGGCGATCTTCCATCACGTAGGGCGTGGCGGCCGCTTTCAGGCACACGCTGCCGTTCGCGATGACGACGATGGCCTCGGTCATCTCCGCGTCGACGGGCTCGACCGATTTTTCTCCAGAAACGGCCTGCTCGCTCTCGTTTTCGCCCGGAAACAGGTCTTGCGTCTCGCCTTCGGCTGCGTCGAACGTCGCGTCAAGCGCGGCGCCCTCGGAATCGGGGAAAAGGTCGACGGTTTGGCCCTTCGGGTACAGCAGATGCGACGGCACCAGGCCGTAGTAGCGCAAAATCTCGACTTTGTCGTGCACGTACTCGTTTTCCAGCTGTCGATCGGCGGCCAGCTCGGTGTCTCCCGAGGCGGTCCCGACTTCGACCTTGCGGTAGTCGCCGGCTTTCTGCCCGGCGGCGACGATATGCGCCCCGACGTACTCCTCGATCGCGACGCCGAGCGACGTGTCGATGGAGCGCGCGGTCGGCTCGATCAGGAAGTTGCGCGGGTTCACGCTCTGCATGGTCGCGAGCGTCACTTCGGTCACTTTCACGACCAGCTCGGGCGGCGTGCCGGCCATCTGCTGGAACGCAGCGTTCGTTTCGATCACGATGTCGCGAAGTTTGAACTTCGTCATCGTGATTTCGCCGATGCCGGAGCCGTACACGGCACCGTTAATCAGCGCTTCGCCCATCGACGAGCGGAATTCGAGGCGGTCCAGGTCTTCCTTGAGCCGCGCCTTGTTGTCGTCGGTGACTTTCTTCATCTCCGGCGTGTCGTCGTGCTCGCCGCGCATGTCGAACAGGTCGCCGCGGCCCCACAGGGCTTCCTCGACTTCGGCGACGACGTTCTCCACAGCTTCGCCGAGCGCCGGCGTGACCATGGTGGCCTTTTCCGACTTGCGGTTCTTGTCTTCCGGCGACCACAGCCCGCGCCACAGGCGCTCGTACTGGTCCCACAGGATTTCGTAGTTCTGCTGGCGGTGATCGCGCCACTGCTTGGCGCGGTTCATGATCCACGACGTGAGATCGTGCATCTCGTCCTTCGGCTTCCCGTCGGGCAAGCCAGCCTGCGCATCGCGCGGGTCGTCGACGACGCGCGCATTCCCTGCGGGCAGGCTGGGCTTCTGGTCCATGTCCATTTACACTCCGAGTTCCGAATCCGTTGGCGTCCAGTAATCTTCGTCTTCCACGTGCGCGAAGCGCGAGAACACGCGCGAGGCAGCGAGCTGTGGCACGTACGCAAGGCAGTCGAGCGCGTCGTCGTGTACGAGGGGCGACGGGAAGTTCAAAAACTGATCCTTCACTTCGCGCATGTGCGGGCCGGTGCGCCAGAGGATTTTCTTATGCTCCATGCGACCTTGCAGCGCCCAGCCGATGCGCTCGTTCTTGGTCTTGTTCTCGTGCGACAGCGGCTCGATCGAGAGGGGGATGTCGCGCTTCGCCGCCTCGTGCTGCAGCGCGGGGGCGACGGCCTGGTACAGCGCGCCCTTCTCGATGCCGAGGTTCAGCGTTTGGCAGCTTTCGACCGCGTCGATGATGCGCTTGGCGGTTTCCTGAATGCCCCAGCGCCCGAGGTACAGGTCGCGCACGTACCAGCGCTCGTCTTCGAGAATCTTCACCACGGAGATCGCGGTGTAGTCCAGCCGCTTCTGCCGGTAGCCGCGCGCGTTCTGCACGTCGGCGAAGCCAGCAAGGTCGACGACCACGTACCAGTCGCCGGGGATGACTTTTTTCTCGCCCTTGGCGTCGGTCTCGAAGGGCTCCTCCTCGACGAACTGGAACCAGTCTTCCTTGAACGACTCGCTGCCGCCGGACTCGAAGCTGGCGAGGTATTCCTGACGGAACACGCCCGACGACATCGTTTTCTTCGACATCTCCACTTCGTTCGGGTCGAGGAACGGGTTCGCCGTGCTCGTGAAGTGGTAGTAGTCCCAGTCCGGGTCGTCCTTGTGCTTCTGGATCAAGTCCCAAAAATGGTTGCGGCCCTTGGGCGTGCCGATGAACCCGGCCGATCCCTTGACGTCGGCGAGCGCCGGCCGGATGATCGACTCCCAGGTCTCCGGCTTCATGTCCGCGTATTCGTCCATCTCGACGTGCCAGAGGCCCACGCCGCGCAGCGTGTCGGGGCGGTCGCTGCCCTTGACGCCGATCATCACGCCGTTGCGGAGGAAGATGTGTCCCTCGTTGACGTGCGCGTTCTCGATGTACGGGCCGCCTACCCCGCCCAACTTGTCGAGTATCAATTGCCAGTATAGCAATTTCGCCTGCGTCGCGATCGGCGCCACGATGAACACGGGCTTTCGCCGCTCGTTGCGCGGGTCGAACGCCTTGGTCATGGCGCGCACCGCGGCGAGGTAGGTCTTGCCGAACCGGCGCCCGGCGGTCGTGATGATGAACCGCTTCGGACTGTTGAAGACCTGAAGCTGTGCCGGGTGCAGGTGAAACTGTAGGGTGCCGCCTTCCACTAGTCGCTACCGCCGCGCGTCAACCACGCCAAGAACACGGCGAGAGCTGCGACGCCGATGAATAAGTTGGTGTAGGTCAGTTCGATCACTTGCGCTGCTTCCGCATCTTGGCGACGCGCCGCTCGATGCGCGGCGACAACGGCTTCACGAACACAGACTCGTTCGGTTTCTTCGCGCTCGCCTTGGCGACGACGCGCAGCTCGACGTCATCCTCGAACTCGACCCAGGCACGGACCTCGTGGGTCGTGCACGCGGCGAGCCCTTTCGGCGAAAACTTCACGCGGCCGATCGGCTGGCCGAACGCGACGATCTCAAACTCGTTCGCTTCGCGCACGGTGCCGCGTTCGGAATCCGGCACATTCGCTCCGACATTCATTACCACGATGACCGGCTTGTTCGGCTTGGGCTCGCGGATGCGCTCGTTCATGTAGACGTATTTCATCGCTTCTCCAGTACGACGCCGAAGTGGTGGACCGGGTCGCCAGCGGAGACGAGGTCGATCACCTTGAAGTCGTTTTTCCAGTACCAGCGGTAATCTGTCACCGGCATCCCGGCGCGCAGCTGTTCAGTGACCCAGTCCCGGTCGAGCAGCTTGAAATGGTTGGTGCCGAAGAACCGGGTGTGGCCCGGGTCCGCGTAGCGATCTTCGCCGTAGGGCAGCACCGCGGCGAACAGTCCGCCCGGCTTCAACAGCCGGTGGTACTCCGCCATCTCGTCGAACCAGGATTTCCAGTCGCCTTGCCGGCCCCAGTGTTCGAGGCAGTCGTAGGCGTGAATCTCGTCGAACTGTCCGTCGTCGAACGGGAGCGGGCGATCTTCCAAGTCCCACACCAGGTCGGCCTTGCAGGTCGGGTCCATGTCGACCGTGACCAGCTTGCCGTTCCAGCTCGGGTCGCGATGCGTGAGGACTTTCTTGCCGCGGTTGTTGCCGGCGCCGAGGAGCAGGATTTCCCTCACGTCGGCTCGCACGGGTTCGCGTCGTGCTTGATCGCGAGCGCCAGCTGTTCGACTGTTCCGCCCAGCCCGTACAGCGGCGAGGCGAGTCGCTTCGCGACAAGGCGCAGATACTGCGCGCGCTTAACCGGGTTGATATGGCGCTTGCAGTACGTCTCGTACTCGGCGCGGTGCGCGATGAATTCTTCGTTGAACCGGAACGCGGTGTTGGTAAGAAACAACCTCCACCAAGTGTCGGCGCCTCCTTCGAACTTCTGCTGACGCTCGATATGCACTCGCTCGTGAGCGTCCAATTCGCGCGACAACTTCTTGAGTCCCCGGCCGTAGACCTTGCCGGCGTAGGCGAAGATCACACCGTCGTTCGCCGCTTCCGGCAGCACCTGGACGATCGCGTCGTAAATCGGCGGCACGCCGTCGATCACTTCGAGCAGGGTGCGAGTCATCGCGCCCCTGCCATCAGCCGGCGCGACAGCTTCGTCGTCCCGACCTTGTCGGCCCGGCGCTCGCCGCGCCACTCGGCGGCACCCTGCGGCGGGCGGCGGCCGGGGCTGTCGACGCGGAAGCCTTTGCCGGTGCGCAGCATGGTCTGCGACAGGATGGTGATCCACGCCGCGCGGAACGTGCGTTCCGGAAATCCGAAAACTGTGTTCATGGTTCGCTCCTTCGTTGGGGTTTAACGGTGCCGCGGATATCCTTGGCAGTGCAGCCGCTCGTGCCGTACTACGAAGCCGGGGGTGCTTGGGGTGATCCAGATATCGCACGTCTTCGCCGGGATGTTCCATTCGGCGCACGCGACCGGCGACTCGAAGCGTCCCATGTACTTCGCGCAGCGCGCGTGCACGGCTTCAGCGTCGACGCGGTGCACGGTGACGCGCATGTCCGCCGGCCAGTTCGGGATGCGGTAGCTGGTGTCGACTGTGCTGCAGCCGGCGGCGAGGGCTAGGACGGCGGCGAGGGCGCGCAGGCGCATTAGGTGGTCAGTTCTTGGAGGCGGGCGTTCGACAGTTTCGTCTGCCAGAGATGAACGTTCTTGACGGTGCCCCACCAGTGGGCCGAGGAACTCTGCTGCATTCCTACGTTGATGAGGTTCAGCCCGCTAGGAACCGTAATGCTCGTGTCAGCGAGGATCGCCGAACCAGCCAGCGATGCGGCGCAGTCATTGACGGCGTACCGCAAGGCGAACTTTTTGGTTGCACCGTCGGCCCACGCGTCTCCCACTTGAGTCGCCGGAAATTGGTTCGCCCCTCCGTCGAAGATGAACACGCGACCAACGCCGGTGTTGCGGGCGATACCTACGCGCTCGTTTGTGGTCCCGTCGCTAAGTTCCAGAATGCGAGAAAACAATCCGGTCGCAGGATCGTTCGGGGCGGTTGCCTCCGCAAAGATGGTTCCTGCGTCTGCAATGTTGCCCGCCCCGCCGGGATAGGTCAGCGCATCCAAGTTCCGCGTTACCGCCGCGGTGGTCGTCGGGATGTAGGAGGAGGCGAAGGCGGCCGCTTCGAGCTGGGCGCCCCAAAAATATGCCCCGGAAGTGCCGTTGCCGTCGTAGGTCCGGTCATTGTCCGCTTCGTTGAGATAGAGATCGACCGTGCCGGCCGCAGCCGCAACCGCTGCGTTCGTGGTGATGCTGCACCGATACCACCCGTTCCCCCACGACTCGATGCTTTGCGTGGTGTTTCCCGCCGTACCGACTTCACCTGTGGTGAGGTTGAAGTTTCCGATGAAGCTGGTGGTGCCGTCGAAGATAATGACGCTGACCCAGGTCCGCTCGCCGGCCTTTGCGAACACGGACACCGTATGCACGGCGTTGGTGAAGGTGAACGCTTGGGAGATGAAGTGCGAATTGCCGGCGGTCCCGTCTTCCACCAGCTTATCCGCGGTGAGCGTGCCGTCCGGCGCGACAATCGCGTTGACTGTTTCGGACGAGCGGTTGTTCGTCCACGTCGTGCTCAAGTCTTCCGACTGCAGGCACAGGTTCGTCCGCGCCCCCTCGGCCAGATACCCGCCGTACGTGCCGTCCGCCAGGTAGTGCGAGCGCGCGACGCCCGAGGCGACTTTCTTGAGGCCGTAGCGGATCAGGTTCGCCTTGATGGCGCCGGACTGGTTGATGGTCCAGGTCTCGCCGCTCGACGAGACGAAGCTGGTCGGCTCGACGCCGGTTGCTTCGCTCGGGTCGAACTTGGCGACGATGGTGCCGTCGATGCGGTCGCGGATTTCCGCGAGATAAATGCGGCCGAGGAACGCATCGTTCGCTCCCCCGAGACGCGTCCT